CTCGCTCATTCATCGCCCCACTCATCACAATATGCTTCGACCGGAGTTTTTCCTGCTTCATAATCATCACGCCATGCTTCAGCATCAGCAGCACTGCCACCACGTAACTCTGCATAGTCCATTAACAGTTCATGCCATGCTTCAAAACTGACGTTGTATTTAGTTGAACCAAAATCAGCCATTTTGCTCTTCCTCTTTGTCTTTTATTTCGTGATATGAGTAATTGCAGTAGTTAAAGAAAATATCTTTTGCTTCGTCATGTATTTCATCAGGCGTCGCATCATCATCCACTTCGAATTCATCCTCGAAATCTCCACCGGCTATTCCCGTTTCAATAATTATTTTAAACTTTCGCATTTAACTACCGCCCTTTCGGGCGGCCTCCTGATGTTCTGAGGGTGCAGAAATCCCTCCGGTTAAGGATTAAATTTTTAACAGAGCTAAATTTAATTATTCAGTTCTGGATTTTGTCGCCCTGCGTATCCGCGCTTTCGCGTTACGCTCAATCTGAATTAGCTTTTCTATATTTTTTCGCCTTTCCCGCTCCTCCTGGCGCAAGTGCCTTACATCATCTGCCAGTCTGGTTTCTCTTTTCGCCACAGAGAGCATCCAGTCAAATGGCTCCACAACTGCACCGCAGATTTTACAGCGGACCTGACGCTCTTTTTCGTCAACCCGGACAGAGGCGTGATGACAATATGGTCTTTCCGATGGCTCATAAAGAAAATTAACCTGATTACGAGGGTCATCCTCTTTTACCGGAAATAAAACGATATTGCTTAACTCATCCTCTGGTTTTATTTCCATGCTCCTCTCCTTTGATGCGAATGCCAGCGGTAATTGAAGCCTGATAGCTAATTTCACTCACAGTACCGCCTCCTGAAAATTTAATGAACAATTCAATACGTTCTTTGGTAATAGTGGTCATGTGTTACTCCTTAACCCGCAGTGCTTTCAACTGATGAGGGGAACAAAATCTTTTCATCAAACCCTGCATTCATATCATGAACAGCAACACACCAATCCATCGACGAACGATTATCAAGAGCCTCCATGATTTCATCCATGCGGCGTAGGTCATACAGGTAAATGCTTTTATCGCCAATGGTGTAAAAGCCAATTTTTTTCGGTGATGGACAGCGATCAAGAACTTCCTGTAATTCGTTCAACCATGCCCGTTCTTTTTTTGTCAAAGTTGCCATATCAGTTTTCCTTATACGGATTAATTTTATTGTGCAGTGTGTTGAACGACGCCCATACAACGTCGGTATACAATTCAGTAACTGGCTCAATTATTTTCCCGATTGCCCAGACAAAAATTAGAGGGGATATCGGTATCATCAATACGATAAACAGAATGAGAAACAAAAATTCTGTTGCCCTACTTTTTTGCGGATATTCTTTTCTGAATAATGTAGTCATTTCTTACCGCCCTTTCGGGCGGCCTCCCGACATTAATCGTTGTGGTAACTCATGGCTTCATTTGCAGCATCAACCGGATCAACCTCCCACCAGCAATAATTTGGTGCGTTTCCTTCAGGTGTCCACGGTTCTAATTCATTTTTTGCCACATTCTCGTCGCCAGTAATTTTAAAAATCTGCTCAGAGAATTTTTTCACCCACTCGTTATATTTTTCAGTGTTAATAATTTTCTGTGTATTTGACATAGATATACCTCCAGTTAAGGATTAAATTTTATTTACAGTGCTGAACTTAATTATTCAGATTTGGATTATGCTTTCTCTTCACGAAGTTCCGATTGTTAATTTGGCTCACAACAGCACCTTCTGAAAATTACCCTGATAGAAAGCCAGTACACGCTGCATAGCTTCGCTCTTCCGGCACTCGCTACAGATTATGTTTTAACGCCTGTCGTAGCGGCGTATTTCTCCGTCTGGTAATGACCAGATAAGGTCAGGATCAACCACAGATGGTTTCTTCAGATTTGCCCTTGAGAGTTTTTTGCGGGCGTTTTGCCAGTCCTTACGCGCCTGTTCAGACGGGAATAACCCGTAACCAGAGTTGTATACATCGCCACTGGCAACCAGCTCTCTGGCGAGAACACTCATCAGATATCTTGTCGCACCTGTCTTGGCTTCCAGTTGCCGCAACGTCTCGCGACCGCTCAGACGTACAAGTTCAACAACCTGCCCTTTAATTTTTTCCCGCTCTTCTTGTGTAAATACTTTTGCCATAAGCGCCTCCGGCAATCACTTTTCCGATACAACACGGCGGGAAGAATCAGTAATCTGTCGAACAATATCCCGGTGCTTGTTCAGCTCCCGCAGCGCGGCGCAGACTCGCTCCCACTTCTGAACATCACTTTTCGCCCTGCGCAGCGCCAGGTTTGCCCTGCGAAGGGACGGAAAAATCAGCTCATCTGCTTGCGTTTCGGTAAACGATGGCAACGACTGCACAATGTCCGCCACAGTTTCTGTTTTAATTTCTTCCTGTGTTGCGGCTTCCCGGACTGGTAACGCAGCACCTGCTGGCTGAGGAAAGGCCTTACCATCACTTTCCTTTACCAGCGCGGCTTTCGGCTCTGCTGGTAAATTATCGCCCGGCATGCAGTAACGAAATTTACCGTTCTGATTAACGCGAATCAGACGACCTTTACTGATTGCCATTGCCAGCGTTGAAGCCACTTTGCGTGATGTGATGCCGAAAAACGTAGCCAGTTCATCCGCCGTTTGTGGGCCACGTTGTTCAATCGTCGCAGTTAAATCGCTCTCCGAAATTTTAGCGACTGTTGCCGTGGTGGTTTCTTCCGACAGTTCTGCCGGCGCTGGCTGTTCCCGCTGAACGTTGTTATAAGCCACACGCCAGGTGTACGCGCTTTTATCAACGAAACCAGCCTTTTTCAGTTCCCATAGTTCGTTCAGCACTTCTTCACGACTGATATCAAGTCGCGCAGCCAGTTCTACCGACGTGGCTTTTCCCATCACTTTCAGTGCGTCAAAAACAGTCTCCATAAATTTCCTCCCGGTAAAAATTACTTCTCAACTCAAACAAACCCAGCCGCTTTCCGGCGTTCATATTCCTGTTTCAGCAACTCAATTGGCGTTGGCCCCGACGGGCGTTTGGGTGCCGCCAGTTGTCGCCGGACTGGCGGAACGCTCAGGCCGTTACTAACATGCTTTGCCCATTTCGCCAGCTGCCGTTCTGCAAGCCGTTTTAATTCCCCTTCGGTCATCTGGCGCTCAATCCCCTTTGAACGCATCTCGAGGCAAATGTGATACAGCACAGGCTGAGACCACGGGTACTTATCACTTCCGTCATATCGCCAGGACTCATTGCGCCAGCGGCGGTACTCCTCCATCACAGCATCCACCGTCAGACCGAATGGATTGGCTCCGCTTTCCGAAATCAGTGCCACAAACTCAGCCAGGTCCGGAGGCCATGTTTCACCCGCCCGGCAGCGGTCCATGCACTGGCGGCAGACCTGTCGGATTTGCTGCTCAGTCATCGCGCCAATCTGTGCAATCCAGAGCTTCGAAGGTGCGGCCCCGTTCTTCTGGGTCCAGCGGTTCGAATAAACCTCCCCCATGAGTTCCCACAGCTTCCAGACCGTTTCCGTCGCTGATAAATCCGTTTTCACGTTCCCACTGCTCACGTGCTGCCCGAATTTCCTGAACTGCCCGTGATGCGGTGCCACCTGGTGCTGCTGCATGGTTTACCCCCTTGCTGACTGGTTTAACCTGCGCCCTGACGTGATTTACGTGACGGGCGAATTTCTGCTCCCACTGAATCTGCGTAAACACTTTCCCCTCCGCTGCCCAGTAGTCCCGGAAGGCGGCAAGTTCAGCAGGTGTAAATTCTGTCTCCGGCAAAGCCATCCCCCACAACGCAGCCCGTCGTCGAAAATCCCGTGACGGATACCAGCTATCGGTCATCGGAAATTTTCCGATGGGTTCGCTCAGGCCATCCAGGAATACAAGGGGTGCTGCCTGTAACGACAAAACTTCCTGCTCACTGGTCGGAGCACTCTCGCGTGCGTTATGTGTGGGGTTTAGATCTTTGGGTTCCTTTGGGTTCCGTGATCCGTTTTTGGGTGTCTTTGATGGAAAATTTGGGTGTCTTTGGTTATTTTCCATGCAGCTAAGAGTTCCGTTTTTGGGTCTGTTTTGTGCTGAAACATAACCATTTTCGGTACTGTTTTTATTAACAGCACCAATTTTACCCACCTTTAAAGACTCCCGTTTTTGGGTGTATTCAGGCTCGGCAACACTTTCTTCTACACCGATAAGTCGGTACACCACAATTTGCTTTGTTCTGCCTTTTCTCTCACCGGTATCAACAATTAACCCAATCTCCATCAGGTGTCGTAAGCTGTCCTGCACAGTCTTTTTGTTCAGTTCCGTTACTTCTGCCAGTGCAGATACAGACGGGTATGCACACAAATCGGCACCGCACATATCAGCAAGCCAGGTCAATACAGACTTACTGGATGAACTGCCGGTTTTCACCTTTTTAGCCCATCGTAGTGCATCGATACTCATACAAACCCCTGGCAGACATTTGTTTATCTGCAAAGTAATATTGATATTGCTGACGATACGCATGCTTGAAAGCAATAGCTTTTTCTATAAGCTCGTCAGTCTCACGTTCCACAACAGCTGGATCCGCAAAAAGCAGCCCGGACTCCACCACATCGCCATATTCTTTGTTTAATCCGGCGATCATGTACGTAATGCTTTTTCCATCACTGATCTCACGATACAACCTGAAATCACTAATTCGGATAGCCTCCATAATTGCCGGAATCAGCGCCGTGAATTTTTTCCGCTTATCCCTGGTGTCGATAGCTTTCCAGCGTTCGAATATCTTCACCCGGTTAACGCCCAGCGCCCGTTGATCAACCTCGCCATCATTAAACGTGACGCGTTGAACATCGATGTTCGGGCGTTCTTTCAGAGCCCAGAATGCTTCCGTGATTAATATCGTCGCTTGCTCCTGTGTCATTCCTGGTCGACATACCCAGGCATCCAGAGCCTCACAAACCTGTTCAGGGGTGATTTTCATTGTTCAACCGCCCCGCCCGCTTTGCCTTACGATATTCGTCATAAACTTTGGGGTCGTACTGAAGTTCCCCGCCGGATGCCTCCTGTAGACGCATCGCGCGACCTTCAGGAACCAGTTTCCCCCATGCAGCAACGCTTGCCAGCCTAACTCCTGCGGCATTGGCAAGCTTTGTTTTGCTGCCAAAAAACGCTATAGCATCAATTTTCAACATATCGAACTCCTTAGATTTTCCTAAGGAAACTAGATCGTAGAGAAACCTAAGTCAAGAAAAATTAGAATTACCTAATATGAAAAACGAAACCTTCGGTGCTCGCCTCTTATACAGGCGTAAAAAATTAAAACTGTCTCAGGCCGCATTAGGTAAGCTGGTCAAAGTGGCTCACGTAACAATTTCTCAATGGGAAAGAGATGAAACACAGCCAGCAGGGAAGAGATTATTCGCACTGAGCCAGGCGCTTCAGTGCTCGCCGACTTGGCTTCTTTTTGGAGATGAAGATAAGCAACCAGGCGAACCGATCCCAGATAATCAGCCAGTTAATCTGACAGAAGATCAAAAAGAGTTGCTTCAACTGTTCGACGCACTGCCTGAGTCAGAGCAAAAGGCTCTGTTGTCAGAGATGCGTGCTCGAGTTGAGAATTTCAACAAACTTTTTGAAGAACTACTCAAAGCTCGCAAAAGAAGCGCAAATAAATAACCCCCCCTTTTTTTTTCGCCACTCTCTGTAATAAAAAGCACAAACTTTCAAATACTTGTGTTTTTTACATCAAAAAACTTAGGTTTTTCTACATAAAAAGCTTGACCACAATTCTTAGGTTATTCTAAATTCTACTCATCAAGACACCGCACGGTGTTCTCAGCAAACAGTTCCGCTACCCTGGCGTTAAGGGGAAATGAGGTCAGCATGGATACTATCGATCTTGGCAACAACGAATCTCTGGTATGCGGCGTGTTTCCCAACCAGGACGGCACGTTTACCGCGATGACGTATACCAGAAGCAAAACGTTTAAAACCGAAAATGATGCCCGTCGCTGGCTGGAAAGAAACTCAGGTGAGTGATATGGATTTCGACACAATCATGGAAAGGCTTACGAAGAATACTTCGAAGACCTTGCCGAAGGCGAAGAAGCTCTCAGCTTCAGTGAGTTTAAACAGGCGCTTTCCAGCTCGGCAAAATCTAACGGCTGATAAGCGAAGTAGCACCGCGAGGAATCAGTATGCAGAAACGAGAACCCGTCATAATCGCGCCAGACTATACCGATGATGAACTTTATGAGTGGATGCGCCAGAAAATTAATGCAGCGCAGGATCTGAAATGGGCTAATGAAGCCAGGGCTAAGCAGGCTGAAAATCTGTCCGCTCTGGAGCAGGATATCACCAATCTGGAAAAAGCAGCGGCATTAAGCATTGCCAGAATGATTACATACCCGCGTTAATAGCTAACCAACGAAGCTAAGGTTGGTAATTAAGGAGTTCTCCACGGGTGAGGTGGAGTGCGTGCGCCGGACACGGGTGAGCATCCGGCACTGACAGTTTACTGAAAGGATATTTCCCTGAAAAGTCAGACCATAACGCGAAAGCGCACGGCGAGGTAGCTGGTTCATAGATAGCCTGTCGTTAAATTTTCGTCGACCGTGCGCTTCCGGTTGTGGCAATCCGCGAAATGGCGCGGCGGTAAGTATGGCGGGGTTATTCCTTCCCCCGTTGAGGACACCGGGTTGTCAGGTTGACCATACGCTTAAGTGACAACCCCACTGCAACGCCCTCTGTTATCAATTTTCTGGTGACGTTTGGCGGTATCAGTTTTACTCCGTGACTGCTCTGCCGCCCTTTTTAAAGTGAATTTTGTGATGCGGTGAATGCGGCTAAGCGCACGCGGAACAGTTAAAACCAAAAACAGTGTTATGGGTGGATTCTCTGTATCCGGCGTTAATTGTTAACTGGTTAACGTCACCTGGAGGCACCAGGCACCGCATCA